GCAGGGAGCGGAGACGGGACACCAGGCTCCGGGAAGATCTCGGCTCCGACAGAAGCAAAAGCGCTACGGCTCGCCGAGAAGCTCACGGACTACCAGAACGCGGTCCTCGATGCGATCGAGCTGAAGAGGGAAGTCCTGAAGATGATCGAGTACGTTCCGGGCGAATACGGCGCGGTCCTTTATGAGAGATATGTCAATCTCAAGTCATGGGAAGAAGTGGCGGACAGTATCGGCTACTCGCTGCGGCAGACGCATCGATTCCATCAGCAGGCGCTCCTCATGATGCAAGATGTCATTGAATGGCACACTTTGACATGATAGTATGATAGTGTCAGGAAATGGGAAAGCCTGGCAGATACGATCACCACGCCGGGGAGCTCCCGGCATCATGGCCGGACAAGAAGCATCCGGTGCGAATCCGGAAACGGCCAAAGGGAAATAGCAAAAATCACAGCACAGAGATCGAGCTCGCCTCGGTCTCTTTGCTTTGGGGTGAAACATGGCGAGAGACTTCGCGAAGAGCTTCTACAGTTCGAAACGCTGGCAGGACTGCCGGAACGGATACAGTAAGAGCGTGGGCCATCTATGCGAGCGCTGTCTTCGTCTCGGCATCTATCGTCCGGGCGTCATCGTCCATCACAAGATCGAGATAGATCCGGTGACGATCAACCATCCTGAGATCGCGCTGAACTGGAACAACCTCGAGCTGCTCTGCCGTGACTGTCATGCCGAGGTGCATGGCTACAAAGAAAAAAAGAAAACTGCGGACAGATTCACGATCGGGCCGGATGGCAAGGTCGTCGGTCTGTAGGCCCCCCGGTAAAGGAAAAAAAACACCAAAAAGCATAGACCGGTGGGGTGAACTCAGATTTTTTTCATTCCCCTCGCGACTTAGTCGGACATGGGCAAAGATAGTGATAGCTACACGACAAGCGGCCAGCCTTAGCCGTTTCTTTGCCCAACTTACTTAAGGCGGTTTACGAAAGGCGGTAAACATGGGCGATTATTGCGTGTACAAACACACTTCGCCATCGGGAAAGGTCTATATTGGCATCACGAGCCAGAGACCAGAGCGAAGATGGCGGCCTGACGGAAGCGGATACAGATATAATCCGCACTTAAAAAACGCTATCAACAAGTATGGCTGGGACAACTTTAAGCACGAGATAGTGCGTGACGGCCTAACGCGTAACGAGGCGCTCGACATGGAAGCGGCGCTGGTGAGTAAATACCGATCGGACAATTTTGCCTTCGGGTATAACAGATCTTCCGGGGGTGACGCTCCAGTGCTAAGCCCTGAATCGACTCGGAAGATTAGCGAGTCCGTATCAAAGCTTTGGGAAGATCCTGATTACAGGGCGCACATGAGCGAGGCGCACAAAGGACAACGCCGAACAGGATGGCATCACTCAGAAACCACAAAGGCGAAGATAAGCGACATTGTGAAAGAGCGCTGCGAGGATCCTGAGTATAGGAGGCGTCTTTCTGAAAGCGCTAAAAAGAGGGCTGAGCGTCTGGGCATGTCGGCGCTGGCGCGTAAAGCGTGGGAGGTTCCGCCTTCAAGGGAGAAAATCATAGCCTCGAAACGAGGGAATCATTACAGAGCGAAGAGGGTGCTTTGCGTAGAGACCGGAATAATATACAGGTCAGTGACCGAGGCGGCTGAAGCGGTTGGAGTAACAAGAGAGGCAATCGGGAGAGCCTGCCGAGGATTAGCGAAAGAGTCGAGAGGTCTGCACTGGAGGTTTGCAGATGAATGACTATATCGCTGAATACTACGAGCGCATCACTGACGGCACGATTGTTGCCGGAGAATGGATAAAGCGCCTTTATACAAAACTCACGCAAGGCTTAAAGGATGGGCTTTATAAGCTCGACCTGGAGAAGGCAAACAATGCCATCGAGTGGATTGAGACTCACTGCTTCCATGTAGAAGGACCACTCGCACCGAACACGATCACGCTTGAACTGTGGCAGAAGGCGTTAATATCCTGCATTTTTGGGATATGTGACGAGAACGGCCTGAGACAGTTCCGCGAGGTCGTTTTAATTATAGCAAGAAAGAACGGCAAGTCTCTGCTCGCGTCAGCAATAGCAAATTATGTGCTGCGTGTTGATGGCGGATATGGATGCCGAGTTTACAACATAGCGCCGAAACTGGAACAAGCAGAAATCGTTTACATGAATACGTGGGCGATGATCAGCCTGGATCCGGACCAAAGAGAGCGCAAAAAGGCTGTTGGGGAAGAGCGGAAAACAACTCACCAAAAGGTTGAAGAGGATCCCGAAGTCGTAAAAAAACGAATGTCGGACCTGTTTTATCCGAAGACCAACAGCACCATGAAGAAAATAAGCGCCAGCGAGAAGCGCTCTGATGGCTTCAATCCTTCGTTGTGCATATGCGACGAGGTTGCCTCATGGGAAGGCGATAAGGGATTAAAAACCTATGAGGTTATGAAGTCGGGGATGGGCGCAAGACCGGAAAGCTTAATGCTTTCATGTACAACATCTGGCTATATAAACGACTCGATTTATGACGAACTTCTAAAAAGGTCAACGCGGTTACTGCTTGGCGACAGCAATGAAAAACGGCTGTTGCCATTTTTGTATATGATCGACGACATCGGCAAATGGGACGACATTGAGGAAATCAAAAAGGCAAATCCCAACATCGATAAGTCGGTCACGCAGAGCTATATAGAAGACGAAATCGAGGTTGCGCACGGCTCACTCAGTAAAAAGGCGGAGTTCATTACAAAGTATTGCTGCTTAAAGCAAACGTCGTCACTTGCCTGGCTGGGAGCTGAGGTAATCGAAGCCGCGACAGGCGAACCGCTGAGTCTCGAAGACTTTCGGGGCTGTTACTGTGTCGGGGGCGTGGACCTGTCACGAACGACAGACCTGACGGCGGCGGTCATCATCATAGAAAAAGACGGGGAGTTCTACATCTTTAGCCGGTTCTGGCTTCCGACCGAGCGGATCGAGGAGCTGACGGCTATCGATGGGGTCCCTTACAACATATACGTCCAGAGGGGCCTGCTGCATCCCTCCGGAGCGAACATCATCGAGTACAGCGACGTCTTCGACTGGTTCAAGGAGCTGGTCGAGAAGTATGAGATCTTCCCTCTTAAGGTCGGCTACGACAAATACAGTGCGCAGTACTTCGTGCAGCAGATGGACGGTTACGGCTTCCACATGGACTCAGTTTATCAGGGGTACAACCTCCATCCGGCCATTGTCGAGCTCGAGGGACTGCTGAAAGACGGCAAGGTTCACATCGGAGACAATGACCTCATGAAAATCCATATGTTCAATTCGGCGCTGAAAATCAGTACCGAAAAAGGGCGGTCCAAACTGGTGAAGATCAAACCGACCGCGCACATAGACGGAATGGCTGCCGTCCTCGATGCCCTTATCGTCAGACAGAAATGGTTCGGCGACATCGGGGCGCAGCTCACTAACGGCAACAAGGAGGCCGAATAAATGTCATTGCTAACAAAAATATTTAGGCCCGACAAGGCGAAGAAGGCAGACGAAGCGGCAAGATCCGCGAGGGCCTTTTTTGAAACTCTGACGGCCTACACTCCAGTCTTCACGAACTGGGGCGGTGCGATCTATGAGAGCGAGATCGTGCGGGCGGCGATCGATGCCAGGGCGAGGCACATCAGCAAGCTCAAAGTGGAGACGATCGGAACCGCGAATCCATCGCTCCAGAGCAAGCTGGCACTCGGACCGAACCAGTGGCAGACCTGGTCACAGTTCCTTTATAGGGTATCGACGATCCTCGATGTGACCAACACAGCGTTCATCGTGCCGGTCCTAGACGAAAGGCTCTACACAACGGGCGTCTTCCCGGTGCTTCCGGCTCGATGCTCACTGACTGAGTACGAGGGCGAGCTGTGGCTGAGGTATCAGTTCCGGCACGGACAGTATGCGGCGGTGGAGTTTAGCAAGTGCGCGGTGCTGACAAAGCATCAGTATAAGAGCGACTTCTTCGGAGACACCAACGCGCCGCTTAAAGAGACCATGCAG